GCTGATATACCCCAACTCCCGTTGCGCCTGAGTTTGGGTCCCAAGACTTAAATCCGAGGTAAAAATCAGCTATCCCTCCCGCAGGTGAGCATGGATTTAAAGGGTTCATGATTATAAGGGCATTTCCACTCGCGTCAGTAGTTACTGATATCACTGCCTCACCACTTAATACGCCTGTTTTCTGTGCTTGCGGCATTGGGGTTCTAAACTGATACGACTCAGGACATATCATCGTGGCTATAGCCTCGTAAGACACCGCGTCAAATGATCTAGAAGGTTTCATGACTACGCTGACTAACGCGTCTGGGTTTATCTTGTCTATCTTGTCGAGATTGGATGTCATCACCTTCTTCATTGGCATGGGAACGCTGCTTACCTTGTTGCTCAAGCGCTGCAAGGCTGTATCATTATTTAGAGTATAGTGCTTCTCTAGCATTTCGCGCAGTTGGGTTCCAATTGTGGGTGCAAAATAATTAATTGCATGTTCCCCTAAAACTGGCAGCATCTTCATCAGGTGACTCTTTACTTTTGGCCACCAATCATCGAGTAATATCAATTCTCTCAATCGTTTGTTGCTTATCTCTAAGCCGTATTCGTCTTTTATCTTCTGCAATTCATTGCTTAGTATCATATGTCCGACTTTCTCAGCCATAGCTTCATTCTCAGCTTGGAAGGCTTCTCTTTTATAAGATATTTTCTCTGGATAGGTCATGCCGAGTTGAGTTGATGTGAATCCCTTAGGCTCTATCATCTCTCCTAGTTTCTCCATTGTGGCTCTTAGTTGCTCATTTCCTTCTTTATAAAGGGCTGCTAGTTCATCTAACTTCCTTCCTCTGTATGGATTTGTTCTCTTGTCTCGGATAAATGAATTTATCCGATTTCTTTTCTGGATCCTGGCTTCCGTCAAGATCTGTCTGGCACGGGCAATTTCTTCAGCGCTGTGGGCGTTTGGTACCCAGGTCGCTGGTTTAAAAGAGGGGGTCACCTCTTGGTGGATGGGTTGCGATTCCATATCACCTAGTATTGGCTTCTTTGTGCGTCCTGAAAGGTGGCTATTGTCTTCGTAGTACTTCATTATGGGTATAACTTCGGCGTGATCGTACAGTGACAATATTGTGCTTACCCCTTCCGCTGGTATGTAGGGTGCGTAATCTTCCTCTCTAAAATCTTCACCCTCTATTATCATTTTGTGTCTGTCTACCCATTCCCTGCCAAGAACAAATTCGTCTTTGTATGACTTTTTGTTAATGGGATCTTTCCCTGCGGTGTAATAGTTGCAGGTGTTGTTATATATCGAATGCATCTCTCTGGACATTTGTTTTGTTTTGTCGTAGGTCTTCCCCATAACTCGCACTCTGAAGGTGTTTCTCATTAACTTGACCTTACCATTCGAAGAGACGATCCTTTTGGATAAGAACGTGGCAGTATCTCTATGATAAGTGAATTCTTTCAACACCTTACCGTAACCATGTACTGTCTGTTCGGTAGGCATCTCTGTCTTGAAAAACTTCGGCAGTATTTCTATGATCTTGTCTAGCCATTCTTCCATAATTCTGTGTATACTATCATCTCCAGCGTATCCATCTCGATACTCATGCCTCTTCATGCCTAAGCATTCTTCTAGTATACTTCTCCAAAATTCTAGGTTTCTATTCGTATTCCCAAGCGTTGTCCTGAATCCGACTCCACTTGGTACAGTTCCTTTTATTATTCCTCGTATAATGACTACTAGGTTCATCATGTGTAATGTAAATCTATAGTTCAATTTACCCATCTCTCTACGAAGCCATGGATCCTTTATGTAGTCAATTAAGCACTTCTCGTACGTAGCGATGATGAAGACGATGTATGCGCAATCTATTAGCTTTAGATCCAAT